AAAAGCCCGCCAGCGAAAGCAGCGGGCTTTTTTGCGTTCCACGAACGCTTTTGTTGCCGGTTTTCTTTGCGGCGACGTTGACGCGACCCACCCGCCCTTGAGGTACTTGATGATTGAACAGCTCGTAAAGATACGAATCGAGAGCCTGGCCGGAGGCCGCGTATTCGCAGGCGTGGCGCCGGCCGACACCGCCACGCCCTACCTGACTTACAGCCAAGTGGGCGGAGGCCGGGACTGGACGCTTGCAGGCCCCAGCGGCGCGGAAAAGGCAACCATCCAGGTCAGCGCTTGGGCAGCTACGCCCGATGAGGCGGCCAGCTTGCTTGAGCAAGCGTTCACACGCTTGAGCGCTGAGGGGCCGGACTTCATGTGCACCAGCACCAAGGATGTGCCCTGGGCCTACGATGAAGCGCAAACCCAGTTCCGCAACGCTTCCATGGAATTCAATTTGATTCGCTGATCCGCATCCGCGGCAGCTACCCCCAAACCCGCCATCCGGCGGGTTTTTTTTTGGAGCCTCGAATGGCAACGACCAATAAATCGAAGTACGCATTGACCCAAGGCACGAAGTTGGAGGTGTCCACCACGGTCGCCGACGATCTGGCTAATGCCAGTCTGACCTATGCCGACCTGTCGGTCACGATCAAAGACCCGAACTTCCAGGGTGGTCAGACCACCGAAATCGACGTGACGGTTCTGGCTTCCGCCGCCAAGGAATACGCGCTTGGCCTGGACGACAACGGCACGTTCACCATGGCCGGCAACTGGAAGTCCGATGATGCCGCCCAGAAGATTCTGGTGGACGCTCGTGGCGACAAGCAATCGCGCGCTTTCCGCGTGACGTTCTCGGACGGTTCGAAGTTCGAGTTCCTGGGCCTGGTCACGCAGTTCCAGTGGCAATCGCAGCTGGACAACGTTGTGTCGGGCACGTTCAACGTGCGCGTGAACGGCGCGGTCAAGATGACTGACGCGCCGGCCAGCGGAGGCTGATTCCCATGGCATCGGATCGGATTCCGGGCGTCGCGCTGCGGACCCTGGCGGCGAACCCGTTGGCAGGGTTTCGCCATGAAGCGTTGCAGGTTGCCGAGTGGGAGGACGCCAGCGTCATTGTCCGTGCTCCCAGCCCCAGCGACCGGCTCTTTCATGTTCGCGCTATCTGGGACGCCGCTGGCGTCACGCAGGGTGATGAAGAGCTTCTGGTCAAGCAAAAGCTCGATGCTCCCGCCACCGACTACACCCGTGCATCGGCTGCGCTCTTGGTGCGGACGCTCTTTGAGCAATCCGCCGATGGCGCGCGGCGGGTTTTTGCCGATGCTGACGTGGACCAGGTTGCGGCGGCATTCGGGCCGGTCCATGCGCGTCTGGTCGCTAAGTCCATCGAGCTTGGAAACTTGACCGATGAGGGAGCGGACGTCGCAAAAAAGCCCTCAAGGAAACGCCAGACCTCCGTTTCCTGATGGCGCTCGCTCTTCGTCTGGGTAAGACGTTGGGCGAGTTGATGGACGGCATGGACACCTACGAGCTCTCGCTTTGGCGGGAGTTTGATCGGTTGTCACCCATTGGTGACGAGCGTGGCGATCTTCTGAGCGCCACGCTGTCCGCGACGGTGGCGCAAGCCGCTGGCGCAAAGGTCAAAGTGCAGGACATGTTGATCCGCTGGGGCGTAGAGGACGAACCCCAGAACGAAGCCGAAGCCGGCGAAAGTGCACTGAAGACCTTCTTGTTGTCCAAGCTGGCAAAACCCGCCACTTAGTACTCCGGCCCACCGCTTGCGTGGGCCATTTCTATTTTTGGTAAACCATGGCAAATAATCTGCGTGACATCGTTGTCGCAGTCAAGGTGGACACTGCTGCCTATCAGCGCGAAATGAATCGCCTTTCGCGCATGAGCGGCGACTACCTCAAGCTTGTCGAGCAAGGGGGCAAGCGCATTGACGCTGCGTATCAGCGCAATTCGGCCGCCCTGGCCGCTCAGAACGCAAGCGTGGGCGAAGCCACGCAGGTTGTTGCGGTCTATGCGCGGTCGGCCGCCGATGTGTTTTCTTCCACGGCCAAGATTCTTCAGTATGCGGATAGTTGGACCGCGCTGAATAGCCGTCTGCAGTTGGTGACGAATGGCGCTGCCGCATTTCAGGAGGCGCAGTCGGGCGTCTTCAACGCCGCCCAACAAGCGCGCGTGCCACTGCAAGCGACGGCGGAGCTTTATCAAGGTATTGCCTCGAACCAGGATGCATTGGGCCTGAGCGGGCACCAGGTGGCGTCGGTGGTCGAGACAATGGGCAAGTCCATTGCGCTGTCCGGTACGTCTTCGGCAGCAGCGGGGGCTGCCTTGTCTCAACTGGGCCAAGCATTCAGCGCCGGCACGCTTAACGGCGAACAGCTCAACGCGGTCATGCAACAGGCACCTGGTCTGGCCATGGCAATTGCCCAGGGCCTTGGGATGCCGATCAGCGAAGTCCGTGCGCTGGGCGCCGCTGGCCTGTTGACGGCGGAACAAGTTATCGGCGCCGTTGAAAGCATGGCGGGCAGCGTGGACGCCCAATTCGCCAGCATGCCCACTTCCGTGGGGGGCGCGTTTACGGTCTTGGAGAACGCCGTCATTGCCTGGGTCGGGCACACGGATGAGGCAACCGGGGCCAGCAAGGTTCTGTCGGACGGCCTTCTCGCCTTGTCGGATCATGTCGATGATGCAGCGTTCATTGCTGGCGCGGCGGCGGTGGGCGCGCTGACAGCGAAGCTGGGTCAGTCGGGGGTGCAGGCGGTACAGGCGACCAAGGCCTTTGTTGAAAACCGCCTTGAACTGCAGAGCCAGGCCAAGGCGCAGATGCTGGCTTCGCAGGCCGCCGAGCGCAAGGCCCAGAACATCGTGTTCCTGGCTGAGAAAGAAGCGATCGCTGCACGCGGTACGGCCGTGCAAACGTCGATGGAGCTGCAACTGGCGCAGGCGCGCATGGCTAGCCGAAGCGCCACCGTTGCCGCAACGGCCGCCACGACGCAATACGCGGCCGTGAGTTCGACGGCTGGCTTGGCCGGCCGGGCGATTCTTGGTGTGCTGGGTGGCCCCGTGGGCCTGGCGGTGAGTTTGGCGTCTGTGGCGGCGGGTTGGCTGATGTTCCGCGACAACGCGGCCGAAGCGACTCAGTCGATGAGCGACATGCACACCCCGCTGGACGAGGTCGCCAAAAAGTACCGCGAGCTCAACGCACTCGAGCGCGATAAGGCGCGCCGCGGCAAGCAGTCGCAAATTGTTGAAGCTCAGGGAAGCACGGAATCGAGCTTCAAAGCGCTAACCCGCGCGGCGCGCACCGGCGCACAGCTAAC